ATGAACTTGAAGATGCAGGTAAATCAAAAGATGCTGCTAATAAAAGATGTTTGCAAAAATTAGAGTTTTGTACTAAAGACTTAGATGATGCTTTATCTAAAATAGAAAAATTAGAGGAGAAGAAAAATGTGGATTAGTGCAATCAAATTAGCAGTTAATGCTGGTTCTCACATATATAAAAAGAAACAAGAAACTCGTATGAATATTGCCTCAGCACAAGCAGTTCATTCTGAAAAGATGGCAAATGGTGAATTGGAATACAAAGCGAAAGTTATTGAGAGTAATGATAATGGTTGGAAGGATGAGTTTGTCCTCATTCTGGTATCTATGCCTATGTTGTTATTGGTTTGGTCTGTGTTTTCTGACGATCCAGAGATTCGTACTAAACTAAATTTATTTTTTGAGTATTTTAAACAGCTTCCATATTGGTATCAAGCAATTTTTATAGGTGTAGTTAGTGCTATCTATGGTCTTAAAGGTGCAGATATAATGAGGAAAAAATGAAACATATAGTATTATTTGTTTACCATTATTCTAGTAAACTAAACACTTGGTCATGGCAAAAACTATGGGGAGATAGAGTTAAAGGATTAGGATATAAAAAGTGAGTAGAAATATACTGACTAACAGGAAAAAATGGCAAGAGTAAAGTTCAACGTAGCTGACCAACCTCACGAAAGAATACCAAAGAAAACAAGCATAGGCAGACGACCTAAATTATCTTCCATGAATAAATCTAAAAAACTTCATAAAGGTAAGTCAAAAAATCGTGGACAGGGTAAGTAATATCTTATATTAGAAAGTCATAGGAGATAAATATGATTGATGAAATTAGAGATATGATCAAACACTATTTGGAAGATCACAAAAAAGCAGTAATTGCTATTAGTGTTATAATAATTATAGCATACATACTGTAGGTTTTTGTGAATGAATATTGCAGAACTATTCAAAAAGAATTTTGTATTAGTACCGGTTATAGCATCTGTTCTGTTTGGAACTTTTACTGGTGTAAAATATATAGTTGGTTTAACAGACACAATTAATAGATCAGAACAACATATTGTAAATCTTGAAAGAGATTTGAATGTTGCACAAAAAAGTTTAACAGATATAAATACAAGGTTAGCTTCTGCTGAAGCAACATGGCAAATGGCAGAGAACTTATATAGAACTTTAGCCGATCAAGTTAGAGAACACAGTTACGATATTAAAGATTTAAATAGGTAATGTATGGAGTGTCTCAAGATGGATTACAGATTTACTGCACTACTTATAGTTATGGTAACTCTACTAGCTTTGTTTGGTGGACCAGCTCAAAGTAGAAACGAATATTTAAATAATGGCTATAACACTTGTAACACAGGTTCGTTTGATGTTCGTATAGAAACAAGTGAACAAGAAAATGATTACAGACATTATAGTCCATCATCTAATTATGACAGCGACACCGATAGAGACGCATTAAGTTTTACTTACAGACACTTTTTAGGTTCAGCTTGTACAAAAGAATTTAAAAAAACACAGCAAGAAAATATAGAATTAAAACAACAGTTAGAATTAATGAAGATGTGTGGAAAAGTTAATAAAAATCCTACTTTAAAATACAATCCAAACTTTCATTTAATTGTTGCCAAATGTTCCGGTATAGTAATTCCAGAAAATAAAAGTCCTGAAGGTAGTCTTTGGGATGAATTAAAAGATGATTACAAAAAAGAAAACCCAGAGATTAAAATAATGGGAGATAAATTTATAGGATCAAAAAAAAAATTAATAATACCTAAGGATTTAACAGGAGAATTACCAGTACCTACAAATGATTGATAAATATATATATAAAGTTCTTGGTTTTTTTGATAAGTATATGGAATGGACTAATAGTTTATTTGCTCCAAGATGTAAATGTAAGAGAAAAAAGAAATGAAAATATCACAAGACACACCAGTAAGTATGCCAATCAAAAATATGATTGGAATAATTTTTGCTATTGTTGCAGGTACTTTTGCATACACAGAAATTACAGCAAGATTAACTAGCCTTGAGACATCAAGAGAATTAATGAACTCAGATTTATTAAAAAAGTCTGAACAGACTACTGTGGATTCTGAACAGTTTATGCTCTTAGAAGATTTGTACAAGACTACTGAAAAATTAGAAAAAAGAATAGAAGATATGATGCACAATAAAATTAATATAGAATTTGTAACTAAACAATTAGAAAAAGCATTAAATGATATTGAAAAAATAAAAGATAAAGTAAGACAAAATGGTAATGGTAGTCATGGTTGAGGTAGTTGTAGCATTACTGATGATTGTTAATGGCGAGATTAAAGAACATAGAATACAAGAATCTATGTCTCATTGTTTAAAAGGTAAAAGAGTAGCTAATAGAGTTTATAATGCTAATGTAGAATACCAATGTATAAAATCAAAAGCAGAAACAGAAATTTATATGGGTCAAAAATCAATTAAAAAATTAATATTAAGATAATGGCTATCAGAAAAACAACCACAGGTAAGAACGCAAACTACAGACCTACAAAATCTGGAGCTGGAATGACAGCCAAAGGTGTTGCAAGATATAGAAAAGCCAATCCCGGATCAAAATTAAAGACAGCAGTAACAGGTAAGGTTAAAAAAGGATCTAAAGATTCTAAAAGAAGAAAAAGTTATTGTGCAAGATCGGCTGGACAATTAAGAAACTCATCTGCTAAAACAAGAAATGATCCCAACTCAAGAATAAGACAGGCAAGACGTAGGTGGAAGTGCCGATAAAAAAGAAAACATGGGTAAGACCTAAAGAACAATCTTTAATCTGTGGATACTGCGAAACTTGTAATAAACAATTAATGAGTGATGCGGGTGGCTGGATAGTCACAGCAAACAAACAATATTTTTGCCATAATGGTAAAGATGGTAGTTGTTTTGACAACTATTGTGTGTTAAAACTAAAGCAACAAAAGGAAAATAATTATGTATGGTAAATCAAAAAGTAAAAGCAAACTAACAGCAAAACAAAAATCTTTGCCTTCATCTTTGAAGAAAAAGATTATGAACTCTAAATCTAAAAAGAAAAAATAATGGCTAAAAAAGGTTTGTATTATAATATAAATAAAAGAAAAAAAGCTGGTACATCAAGAACAAAAAAGAAATCTACAATATCTGCAAAGGCTTATAAAAATATGAAGTCAGGATTTAAGAAGTAATTTTTTATTTTTTCTTTCTAACTCTCTAACGTAAAGCCTAAGATCATCTATAGTATGTTCTAAATTTTCTATCTTTAATCTGTATCTTAGATTCCAATTAACACCTACAATACTTCTTTTATTTCTTGAAACTCCTGCCATATAGTTTGCTCCTCTGACCAATATCTTTTTTTATTATGTTTCATTCTTATTGAATGTAATACTGTGGTATGATCTTGCTTAAAATGTCTGCCAATATTTGTTAAATTCATTTTATATTTTTCTGATAATAAGTTGTGAATAATATTTCTTGCTCTAACAATATCTAAAGTTTTCTTTTTGCTTAACAATTCTACCTTTGATACTTCATATCTTTTACAAATGTATTCTATAATATTATCTATAGTTGATCTTTGTGGTGAAGAAAAAGAATAACCAGCTATTTTTAATAAGCTGTATTTATTTCTTTTTAAATGTTTTTTGGCTAACTTATAACCATTAACAAATGCGTTTTTATATATTTGTTGTTCCCTTGAATTTAAATCTTCGTATTGTCCTGCCTTCATAGCAAGTTTAATTTCATCAAAATTTGTATTTTTAGTCATAGATCCCCTCCATATTCCTTCAGTTTTTTTTAATAATAAACTAATGACTATCTAGCTGTCATTAATTCTTCTCTACATTCGCTAACTTTTAAAGCTAAGCTATAACTTTCAGCTTTTAACTTGTTAGCCTTTTGAACTGTGTGGACATATTGTTCACTTGCTTTTCTTTGCTTGTCCATCAGCTTCTGTAGACGATTCTTTGTCTCTACCATCTTGCTCCTTTATCACTTTTGTAAAATCAATTTTTAAATTACTGATTTTAATTTCTACAAATTCACCCTCGGTGCTAGGGTTTGCAGCTTTCTTCACGTCATCAAAACGTTCTTCTAGTATAAAACTAGCCTCACCATGTTTCAATCTCTTATACTTATCCATTTTTATCCTTTTTGGCAACCTCTTTTTTGTGTATCTCTCTAGTCATTTTATTGTACACACTCATGTCTAAATAGTTGTCTGCCTTAAAATTTTTTGTTGATCTATATAGTTTTAATGCCATCATTAAATGACCTACTTGATGTGGTTTAATTCTTGTTCTTAAATTACCTGCAAGTATTATCGTAAACATTTCTGCTAACATAATAAAGTTTTCTTGATAATTACCATAATCTTTTTGGCGATCAGCAATAATCTTCTTCTCAATTTCTTGATCTATATCTGTAATTTTTTTGTCCATATTTTTTTGAAGTGTCTCGGGGAAGAAAACTACCGAAAGGGAACTAGAAAGAAAAACTCCCCCAAGACTAATACAAATTAGTTAAAACTTGTATGATGGTTTATTACCATAACTAGGTTTGCTTTGAAACCCTTTATTTTCTGGTACTGCAGGTTTATCATCATTAGAACTAGGTGGTGTCATCTTAATTGTGATACCGGTAATGTTACCTTGTTCATCTAACTCATTCCATCCAGCTTGATTGTGCCAAACTTCTCCTATCTTAACACCGATAGTCCACTTTTTACCCTCTGGTGCTTTTAGGTTTGGTGGTGCTACCCAATCTGGTTGATTGTCTGCGTTCTTATTTTGGTTTCTAACCAAGTTACACCATACTGTATCTTCATTCATGTTTTCTCCTTTGTTATTGTCAGCTTTTACTGACCATTATTTAATTGCAACTCTTTAGTTTCAGCAACATCTTTTATTTGTTGATAAACTTTAACGTTGTTTTTTATTAAATATTGAATGTGATTAGAATACTTTTCTGCTAAAATATTAAACTCTTTTAAATTTTTAGCTGACTTAATCTCATTCTTTATTTCTTCTACTTCAATACTATCATCAGCATAAGTAGGCTCTTCTATAGATTGCTCTACAGAATTTTGTTCAAATGGTTTAGGACTATATCCATCCTCATCTTTGATACCAGTTTTTAAATTTAATAAATTTAAGAACGCATACTTTCGTGAGTATGACATAGCATTACCAGTTCCAAACTTATCAAGATTGCCAAATGCTGAACAACCATCAACAAGTACATGTTGGGTTGGATCATCAATGTCATAAACTCTCATGGTACATACGACCATTACTTGTTTTATGTTTGGTACAATCTCTGTCAAATAATTACAGGTCGCATACAAACCATTATCTAATAATGATTGAGTTGCTGTTGCTTGTACATCATCATGCAGCAATGGATTGAAGTGCATACCATTTGCTTTTGCACCCTTCTTAACACTACCTGCACTTAAACAAGCATCATGTAGTTTTTGATATATATTTCTTTTAGTCATTGTTTAGTTCCTCGCAGTTTTCTTTATTTATTACATTCTGCCAATCAGAATTTTTTTCTACTTTCCAAACATAAGAAGTAATAATTATTCCTTCTTTATTTACAGTGCATTTTTTGCCAAACACAAGTTTAAATTTCGCTTCATCATGTGCATAAGCACTTGTTGTCATTATTAAAGACAACAATAATATCATTATTTTATTCATGTTTTTATTCCCCATAGGTTAGTTATTAGTTTCATTTGTTCTGGTGCTAGATCCTTATAATAAAAAGGATGATACATATCCGGAGCTTCACACATTTGTGCAAGTTCGGATAGACTTCCTTTGCAGAACATAATCATACGTTCCCAAAGTAAAATCTTATCAACCATTTTATAGTAAAGAAATTCCAGATGGTCTTTCTTCATCAACTCGTGTGTCTCATCAAAAACAATGTGATCCTTATCATTAACATAAATTAAGTAAGGTGTTTTCTTTGTACACATATAGTAGAACGAAGTCTGTGTAAGGTTATCTGTTGTAGGTTCAGTTGGCAATGCTTGACTACTCATTGTCCACTCTTCCTTATTCTTAACCTTTCTAATATTTGGTGGTTTTGTTTTTAACTCAATCATTATTTTATCTGTAAGATAATCCACCTTACCTAAAATATCTTTTATCATTGTCATTTCTTTTTTTCTAACTTGATACTCACAAATTAATTTGTCATCCTTAACTAAATTTTTAACAACTTTCTCTGTCACATCTATACAATCAATCGCATACTCAACCATTTGTTCTCTGGCAAATTTATCCTTGTTGTCTACCGGTGGCTTTTCGTTTATCATACCGAGTTCTGTTTGAAAAATTTTATTAAACTCTCTATCCCATTTTGGTTCTTTCATGGTAGATGTTTTCCAAATCTCATCTCCAATTAATTTTTGTACTGTGTTATTAACTAAGTTGCCAAAGTTAGCTTTATATCTAAATGGGAAAGTTCTTCTAATTTCTTGTGGAAAAGTATAACCAATTAAATTCTTTGCCATTGGTGATGACGTTGATGAGTATGACCAATGCTCTAAACCTTTACCACCATTAAATATTGAAAATGCGTCTTGTATTAGTTCTTCTTGTTTTTTCATAAGTTCCTTTCTTTTCACACTTATAAACTAATAAAACTTGTTGTCAAATAAAATATATAATATATACATCCATAATAGATTAATAAAGAAAGGAATTATGACACTTGAACAATATAGAAAAGATAAGAAATTGTCCTATTATGTCTTTGGACAAATGCTAGGACTACATGGACAAAATCCCGGAACATCTGTCAATAGATTTTGCTTGACAGCTAAAATAAAAAGATTTCCTA